TAGGGTTTGATTCTAATTACGAACTCGACACTACAGCCCTTTTGACTCACTGTGGTAGCGGCGATGGGTACCTAGTGAAGTGGTACGATCAAGCCAAGGGAGGTTCTACTGGCGATGGTAATGACGCCACATGGGAAAGCAGCACCTCGTACTCAAGCAGAAAGCCACAGATTGTGTCTGCTGGGTCTGTCATTACAGATAACGGCAAGCCCTGCCTGGAGACCATTGATGCAGGAATGGTGATGGATGAGCAATTCAGCGCTTCTAACGAGTACGACTTGTTCTTTGTTGCTCAAAAAACCTTAAATAATAATAACCACGGTATGATTTGGGGAACCCAAACTGGAAATGATTGTAGGGTTTGGCTGTACGACTACAGATTATACCTGGAGGTAAACAATGGGGAGAACAATAATGACGGATACGGTGACGGTGGCGCTAATACACGGTGGTATGAAATGGGTCAGCTTATCCTTAACGTGAGAAGAGACTCCTCTGACGTGAACACCGCACAAAGGAACGACGTGGTTGGTGATCATAACTACACAAGGAATGGAGCCATGAAGACAGACAGAATCCTTAACGCATGGAATAATCAAGCGTACTCCTTTGCTGGAAACGTACAGGAGATCATTATGCTTGACGGTGACAAGTCCTCTGAACGTTCTGCTATTCTTTCTAACTTGAACACGTATTACAGCGTTTACTAATGGCTAAAAAAATATTAACACAAGTAAAGCAGGAGCGTTTCGTCTCAAGACCAGGCGTTCACGCCAAGAACAAGACCTCATCGCACAAGCGATCTAAAAATTACAAAAAGAAATATCGAGGTCAAGGAAAGTAATACAGCGCAATATGGCGAACAAGAATACGTTGTTACAAAAGATGAGAGAGGCTACTTCGCCCGCAAAAGACGAAGTAACAAAGGTTTTGCGTTCTGACGTCAAAAAATCAGAAGAATTAAAGCCAATTGTCAGCCTAGATCATGAAGGTGAGCGAATGTTTGCTATGGTTTTAGATTATCTTGACGAAACAGGCCTTCTAGAGAGCGTCGACGTTGTCACCATAACGATGCTTGCAAAGAACCTTTCTATGTTCATTATGTTGTCTCGTGAAATACAGACCATCGAAGACATCGTACAGGTTTATGACAACGGATCGTCCAATGTGAGCGGCAAAATGACCGCATTGTCAAAGGTTCAGGGCGAAGTGAGCAAGCTTTCTGCAAAACTAGGGCTTTCGCCTATGGACCGCGCCCGCATGATGGGCGCCGCAGTAAACGCCGCAGCCGCCAACAGCAAGCGGTCTGAGGGAGACGAAATTGACGACCTTGTCTAATACAGAAAGGCTTAACCGCATGTGGGACTATGTCGAGGGAGTGCTCGACGGTTCCGTTGTGGCTGGTAAATACATCGTAAAAGCCTACGAAAGGTTTACAAATGATCTAGAAAGGGTCGGTGACGATGATTTTCCTTGGGTATTTGACGTAGAAGTTGCTGCTAAGTACATCACGTTCATAGAGACCGTTTGTGTCCACACGAGAGGTGAGTGGGCTGGAAAGAAGTTTATTCTCTCTGACTGGCAGGTAGCTTTCATTGGCCAACTGTTTGGTTGGGTGCATAAAGACGACTCAGAAAAGCGGCGTTTTACTACCGCTCATTTTTTTGTAGCTCGTAAATCGGGGAAATCACAGCTTGCAGCGGCCATAATACTCGCGATGTCTGTGCTCGATGATGACGGAGCTGGTCAATTTGTTACAGCGGCCACTAAGCGGGATCAAGCGAAGGAGGTGTTCGACGAGATCCGCAGGTGTGTAAAAAAATCCCCTGCGCTGGCCAAGCGTTTTACGGCAAACAGACAAGAAATCCATGGCCCAAAGGACTGTACGATCAAGCCGATATCGTCAGACGCCAACACGCTGGACGGTCTCAGCCTAAACATCGGGTGTGTGGATGAGATGCACGCCATGAAGGACGGAGAATTGTATCGTGTTCTGGCCTCATCCATGGGTTCGCGTAAGTCCCCACTTATGCTAGCGATTTCTACGGCTGGATTTGTGCTCGACGGAGTGGCTACAGAGTTTGTAAAAGGAGGCAAGAAAGTTCTAGACGGCTCGATAGACAATGACAGTTTATTGTTTTTGTGCTACGAAATAGATAAAGACGACGGCGACGAATGGGACGACCCTGAGGCCTGGAAAAAGGCCAACCCAGGACTGGGTGCTTCGATAAACATCGAATACTTAGAGAAGCAGTGCAGGAATGCAAAGCTTTATGGAGGCAGAACGATCACTGAGTTCATGGTAAAGCACTGCAACCTCTTTGTTGGTGCTCAAGATATATGGATCGAGGATGACTTGTGGATGTGTGATTCAAACATAAACAAGCCAATCGATGTCTCTTCTGACAAAGTGGACGCATACATGGGTCTTGACCTCGCTGCTACAGACGACATAACCGCGTTCAGCGTAGCTGTTGGTGATCCAGACAACGGTGTGCAGTTAGAGAACTACTACTTCCTGCCAGAACGCGCTGTTCAGCGTAGGCTGGAGAAAGACGAGGCTCACATCTACGCCCGCATAGAAGAGTACGACAACGTGATTGTGACACCGGGCAACGTAACAGATTACAATGTTATACGCAGGATGGTTAGCGGTCATTATGTGATGGACGGGAAGGTTCAATACGACCCAAACAACCTAGCAGAGAAATATAACATTAAGGGAGTGGCCTACGACAGGTGGAATTCATTAAGCTTAATCAGAGACCTTGAGGGCGACGGTGTGCCCTGCGACCCTTTTGGCCAAGGCTACGCTTCCATGTCTTTCCCCTCTAAGTTTTACGAAAAGTTGGCGCTAGAGGGCAAACTGCATCACGGCGGGGATGAGGTTTTGCGATGGATGATGAGCAATGTTTTCTTAAAATTAGACCCTAGCGGAAACATAAAGGTAGATAAGTCAAAATCTGGAGACAAAATTGACGGCGTTGTCGCTGCAATCATGGCGATAGGCGAAATGTTGACGTTTGAAGAGGAGGATGCAGCGCCTGATTTCGAGTTCTTCATGTCCGTTGTGGGAATGTAGGAAAAAATTCGTTCAGTAGGGCGTGCTGTTCATTACCTTTGCGCCAATGTCTAAGGAACGGAACCTATTCCAACGTATTTTCGGCTTAAACAAGGATGAACGGGCCGCTGCGCCTATCTTTCCAACACAAGCTCACACCGGCTGGTTAAGCACCATCGTCAGTGACTCTACCTTAAATTCGGGCGTAGACACGCTTACACTCTCGGCTGTATACGCTTGCGTAAGCAAGATATCAGACACGATTGCCTCCATGGGGATCACGGTAGAGCGGGTTGACAAGGATGGAATCCGCCGACCGCTCCCCTCTCACCCCGTAAGTCGTTTGATGGCCGTCGAACCAAACCCGATGATGGGTGCTTATGAGTTCTGGCAGATGATCGTTAGCGACGCTCTGCTTTACGGTGTAGGAACGGCCCTTCTTTTGGACGATGAGATTTACTGGCTTCCAGCAACAGAGGTTCAATCAAAGGTTGAGCCCGATGGCAGTCGGTGGTACACGTACACGGGTTCCCCTAGTCCAATCCCGCAGGATCAAATCCTGGAGATTAAAGCCTTCCGGGGCAAGAACCCAACTAATATACAGCTTCAAAACCTCAACACCGCTAAGTCGATACAAAACTTCGGCAGTACATTTTTTGAAAACGGCGGTATGCTTGGCGGAATCCTTACAACAAAGGAGCCACTTACTATAGACCAGATGAGGGAGGCCAGCGAGCGTTGGAGGCAAGAGTTCATGGGCAAGAAAAACGCTCACAAAGTAGCCATCTTGGGGGGTGGTTTTGCTTACCAACCGCTCTCTGTGCCTTTAGAGCAGTTACAGTTCGTGGAGGTAAAAAAGCACACCGCTGAAGAAATAGCGAGATTCTTTCAGGTGCCTCCGGCTATAATTGGAATGGAGGGCAACTCCTCATACGACAACTATGAACAACAAACACTACAATTCTTCCAGGGAACAATATTGCCCTGGGTGCGGAGGATCGAGCTTGAAGTCGAACGGAAGGTGTTACGAAAAGACAACAACCTTTCCTGTAGGTTCGACATCGACTCAATGTTGCGTGCAGACTCCGCCTCCAGGTCCAGCTACTATCACTCCCTCTTATCTGATGGAGTCCTATCGATCAATGAGGTCAGGTCTAAGGAAGGTTTGGCGCCAGTTCAAGGCGGTGACAACCACCATATACAACTTAATCAAATACCGCTTTCTTCTATGTCTGATTACGCTAGCGCTGTGGTTTCTAAAGGGGATGAGCAGGGTTCTGACGGGGTTGATAACCAAGCGAAAATGAACCTAGAAGAAGACGAAAACAACGAATAACATGCCCACACATTACTTTGAAGTAAACAACGTGCGAACAAAAGGATCCACAGCGGCTGTGGGTTCTGACGGAGTGAAGATAGAAATCTCTACAACTCACAGCGCGTACATTCAGCAGTCAACCGTCACCACAGCCCATAAGACAGCGGCGGTTAACGAGATTGCTAACGCGATCAAGCTTTACGACGCAACAGATATTGCGTCCCTGTCTGCGGTCGTTGACACCTTAGTGACAGCCGCAGGTTCGGCAGCAGAAGACACAGACACGTTTCAACAGCGCGTCGGCAAGGGTGTCTGGCAAATCACATATGGTTACGCCTCAGGAACAAACGCTGCTGCATTGACATCGGCTATTGCTGCCTCAGTAGTTATTGACTTAGTGTAATGGCAACCTACGGAGGATATCCACAGGCTGCTAAAAATCGCGCCAAAGCTGCCTTGAAGCACAAGGAGGAGAAAGGCACAAGCTGTGGAACCAGCGTGGGTTGGACTCGTGCTCGGCAGTTATCTACAGGCGAAAAGCTGACCTTGTCTACATTGAAGCGTACCTTCTCTTTTTTGTCACGAGCTAAGACTTATGATCAGGGAAAGTTCACTGACGCGAAAGGAAAAGACATTTGCGGATCAATCATGTACGCTGCCTGGGGTGGTGACAGCATGAAGTCCTGGTGTGAAAAGATTATAAACAAAATAGAAAACCAATAATGGAAAACTTAGAAAAGAGGTCACTGAACTCCGACTTTGAGATCCGCTCTGAAAAGGACGGAAAAACAGTCGTTGAGGGATATGCCGCTCGATTTGAAGACGAGACTGTTATTGGCGGACGGTTTGCCGAGCGAATTGCACGTGGTGCTTTTGACGGTGCTGACATGACTAACACTGTCGCCCTGTTCAATCACGACTGGAATATGCCCCTGGCCCGCGTGGGTCGCGGTTTGGAACTGGAAGTCGATGACAAGGGTCTCAAGTATCGATTTGAACTCGGAAGCCAAAGCTACGCCAAGGACTTGGAGGAGAACATTCGCATGGGTAACGTATCTACGTCTAGCTTTGGGTTCACAATCTCCGACGATTCGTGGGAGCGACGGGAAGACGGGGTAAATCTCCGTGTAATAAACGAGGTGGAAACCCTGTTTGACGTATCACCGACCACCCAGGGCGCCTACCCAACAACGGAGGTTGCTTTGCGGGCAATGGAGGCGTTTCTCGACGAGGGCGTAGAAGCAGAGCTTCGAAAACTTGAAGAAGAAGAGGAAGAAGAAAAAGGATACATGGAGAATGAAGAGGAAGAAGAGGAAGAAAAAGCTGAGACACGGCCTCCTGGCGTTGACTCTGATTACGATGGCGTAAAAGACGAAGACGAGGAAGAGGAAGAGGAAGAGGAAGAGCGAGCCGAAGACGAAGAAGAGGAGCAAGAAGAGGGACGCGAAGAAGACGAAGAAGAGGAAGAAGAGGAAGAGGAAGAGGGCGAAGAGCGAGTAGACGAATTAGTAGATCCAGCGATTTTGCCGCATCCATATTCACAGGCGTTTAACACAGAAAAAAAGGAGCCAACCGAGGCTCGTAATAATAAATCAAACAAACAAAATTCCATTATGGGAAAAGAAAACAAGAAGAACGCTCCGGCGTTTGTCCAGGGCCTCGGCGATTCAGAGGCCCGCACTGCCAAGCAATTTAGCTTCGGCAAAATGGTAAAAGAAGCTGCTCAGGGCCGACTGACTGGTCTAGAAGCAGAAATGAACCAAGAGGCTCGTAACGAGTTCTCAAACGCAAAAGTAAACGTAGCGGGCGGTATCTGCATCCCTTCGTTTATTCAGCGTGCTGCATTGGCAATTGACGGAACTAACGCCAACGCGGACGCCTTTGGAGGCACTGTAGGAAAAGTTGACAACGGAATTTCCGAAATGTTTAAGCCTGCTGATATCGGTGCTCAACTTGGGGCGCGAAATTTAGAAGGGCTAACCGGAGACGTTGTTTTTCAGGTTCAGAGTACCGTTGCTACCGCAACAAACGACACTGCGGAAGGTGCTCCAAACACAGTCGCAAACCCAGGGTTCACTTCTCGCACATTGCAACCGACTCGATACTCAGCTCACACGCAGGTGACTGATCAGATGTTGGCGCAGTCTGCTGACGACATGGGCGCTTTCCTCGCGAAAGAAATCCGTGACGCTATGGCTAAGAAGTTTAACGCAGACATTATCGCTAAGGTTAAAACAGCATCACAGCTCAACGGACCAGGCGCCACGGCTCTGCATACCTACGTTGCCGGCAGCGAAAACACGCTCGACCTAGAGGCTTACTTGTTGGGTAACGACGTGCCTTTGGAGGGTGTAAAGGCTCTGTCTTCAGCATCAGCGTACCGCGCTTTGCGTGCGTTGAGCCATGACGCAGGTTCTGGAATGTTGTTCGCAACATCTCCCCTCAACAACCGAAGCGTAATGGGCTATGAGACATTCGTTTCTTCTCAAGTTGCTACGGGTGAGTTCTTTATGATGAACATCAACGAACTCGTAACTGGCACGTGGGGTGGATTAAACCTCATCATTGATCCTTACACTGATGCGGACCACGGTGTGACGCGAATCATCGCCAACAGCTATCGAGACGT